AATATGCCACTAAAAGCAGGAAAATCTAAAGAAGTTATCTCTAAGAATATTGCTACTGAGATGAAGGAAGGAAAACCTCAAAAGCAAAGCATTGCGATTGCAATGAGTAAAGCTGGAAAGGGAAAGAAAAAGAAGTAAAAAAAATACCCTATCACTGAGATAGGGTATTCCGCAACCAAGGAGAGGTTGATGTTAACTCGACATTTCTCACCTTATTCAAAAGATAAATTTATCGCAAATTCTTTTTATCTTGGTGTGGTCAAAGTCTGCATAAAATACATCAAGTCAACATAAATACTATCAGCCGTAATAGGTCCCCCTTGCTCTAATCTTAACATAATAGTCATTGGATTAGCTGTGGGGATATTAGTCACTATTGCTGCGCCTGCGGAAACTCCATCAACTGTAAAGCTTACTGAGGAAGCAGCTGCATTTATTGTCATTCCAAGATTATGCCATCCTGCGGTGACTGAGATAGCTGAATTCGTAGTGGTTCTTACACTTGCCGCAGCAGTTTTATAAACCCAATTACCACCGTTAATATTATCAGAGTATTCAAAATAAACACCATTTGCCTGGTCTCCATTTGTGAAAGTTATTGAATCTCCTAATCCTACTCTAAGTGTGTATCGAGCTCCACCAGTTGAAAGAATTGCTGTTTTAATAACCCAATTTAACTGGATTGTGCCTCCTCCTAAAAGAATAGGAAGAATTGCTCCTTCTGGATTAACTCCCTGAGGACTAAGGAATAAAGTATCAGAAAAAGCTCCTCCATTATTCACATTACCTAAAATTCCTGGATGACCAGCTTCTAAAACAGTTCTTTGAGGCCATTGAGAGGCACCCCATGTTAATGAACCAGTTAGGTTAATATTTGTTGATATAGCCCCAGATCCAATAAAATCATCAACTATATTAATCACAGTGTTTGGAGTCACGTTATTGCCTCCGGAAAGCGAAACGAAACCACTTCCATCAACAGTAAAATCTGAGGAATTAAAGTTAGAAAGCCCCACCTTTGTTGAATCAGCGGCAGCAATTGCTTGGGACGTCTGAATCTGCATTTGCACGATGTTTGCGGCTGTTGAAACTGATTGCAAGGGAATAGTCCCTGCAGCAACTAAAGCGCCTTCTAGATCGATTATACCACTTCCATTGGGCACTACGGGATCAGTCCCTCCTCCGGAAGTTGACTGGACGCCGATAGATAAGACCGTAGGAGTAACTCCTCCCGCCAAAGTGACGAAGCCAGTTGCATCGACGGCGAATTGAGTTGAACTAAAATGAGATATCCCGCTTTTTGTTCCATCAGTTGCAGCTGCGGTAGTGGCATATTGAATCTCTGTTTTAAAGGTATAGAGAGCTCTTGATCGAGTTTCTATTGGCACTGAGTGATTAGCAACAGCAGCAGCTTCTATGGTCATATTGCTTGCACCATCAATACCGACAGGCTGAACACCGGGAGCGGTAATTGCATCTACAGTGACAGTGAGTAATCCCCCTCCCCCTCCTCCAGAATTGAATTGAACCCAATAGGCTATATTGGCAACGATTTTAGAAAGATACCAAAGATCGCCTTGAGTTCCAGAGGTAGGATTTACTCCTACGATCCAGAAAGATGCAACTGGGTAATATTTGCCGGTTTCAGGTTGTCTAAAATCAGCTCCGTTAGGAGGTCTATTCCTTAAGACGACACTCGGATAGTAGACATAGGGGCCTACATATTTATTGGGATTCTGAGGACTTATTCCGGCATATGTCATGGAAATCCTTTTTGAATTTTCTCTTGTCTTTTTTTATCAGCATACTCTATTCTTTATTTTGGCATCCGATCCTTTCTCCTTTTTTCATGAAAAACTAAAGTCGAAAACCGGATGCCTTTTTTTAGTTTGTAAAAATATAGTATAGGATTGAAACTGTCACAGTGTTGTTATTAGCTGCATTCCCGCCTATTTCTGTCACTACTGGATTATATAGAGTAACGTTTTTGTTTTGAGCGTTTGCTACCGATGAGGCCAGCTCGACGGTTGAGCTAAATGCAATGGCTGATGAAGCACTTCCAACAATTAAAGCATTCGTAACAATAGTTCCAATAGTTGATGCTGAGTTAAAAGATAATTCTATTGTCTGAGATGCGGCAGCCGTAAAGACGTTTGAACCCCCATAATTGAAAGCTCTCGTAACATGGACAATAGAGATTGTTTTTCCTACTCCAGGAGCTGCTATTATTTGAATAGGAGTTGCATGTAGGGCTTTTATTTGAGCTGAAGTTAGCGTGAGTGATACCAAAGTTAAAGTAGGTGTTGATGCTGAAGGTGCTGCACTTGTCCAATTCGTACCGTCTGATGTCATTACATTTCCGGAAGTTCCAGGAGCTGCATATGTTTCGGTACTTGCCACCCAATTAGTGCCATCGGATTTTATTACCTTCCCGCTCGTTGCGCTAGCATTGGGGAACGTGGGGGTGCTTGCAATATAATTAGATCCATCGGATACAATGACCTTCCCTGCCGTTACTGCTGCATCGGGATAGGTGACTGTCGTCGTGACGAAGTTTGTTCCATCGGATTTGATGTGTTTTAGGGATGTAGAAGCTGCATTGGGATAAGTTGGCGTTGATGATACAATATTTGTTCCATCACTTATCAAGATCTTTCCTGAAGTCCCCGCAGTATCAGGATATGTAGCTGTTGACCAAGCAGGGCGATCGTTTACATCTGCTCTAAATATCTTTCCTGTAGGCATTCATGACCTCTTTTATGGAATTAAATAGCCACTAAAATTTGTATAGATTCCAGGAGCGGCTGCTCCAATAATATCAACTACTTTTGTCCCGTTAGCAGCAAAGGCAAAAACTGACATTGTTTGCCCGGCTGTCATAGGAATAATCACTGACCCAGAGGCTTGAACAATTCCAGAAGAAGCAATTGCACCAAAGTTGCATCGGAAAAATCTATTCTCATAATTGCTTCCGGATAGAGATAGAATTCCATCTGTATGAGTAGTCAATAATCCATCTACATTCACAGAGCATGTAAAAAAGTAGTTTCCAGTTGTGGGGGCTGTGAAAATTCCAGTTCCCGTATTATAAGAACCGCTTAGATTGACTAAGGCCGTGTTGAAAGGAATCGTATAGACCGTCCCATCCCCAGTGACATTCGACTGAGTGGAAGAAAGATAGGCTGAGAAAATACATGTCGTGGCAGAAGCTCCGGTAAACGTCACAAATCCATTTGCATCGACTGCAAAGTCTGAGGAGTCAAAATTACATAGACCAATCTTTGTGGCATCTGTAGCAGCAATCGCTTGAGAGGTTTGAACTTCAAGAGCCATCGTATTAGCGCCCGTTCCATGAGATCTGACGGGGTTAGTTCCTGCTGCGACCACGGCTCCGTTAATAGTGACTAAGCCTGCTCCATCGGGTACAATAGGATTAGTACCTGTCTGTGTTCCAATGCTATCAATTCCCGAACCTCCACCCAACAAAGAGACAAAGCCATCGGCATTCACTGAAAAGTCTGCAGAATTAAAAGCAGCTATCCCAGCTTTTGATGCGCTTGTAGTAGCGCTTGCTTGAGCTAATTGAACGCTGATAGTGACGGTATTTCCAGAGGCAGTAGTGAAAACTGGATCTAATCCAGCCACTGCTGCAGTTCCGAGAATGTTAAGAATATTTAAGACAGGAACGGCCGACCCAGTATCTGCATCAACTTGAGTTAGAATCTCCGGATGGTTCCCTATGACATCAACTTCCCCTGCTTGGCTCATAGATCTCCCGCCTTTTTCATTCCAATTTTATCGAAGATTGCTTCTATCTTTTTCTGGGCATATTCCGTAGATTTCTTGAGAAGATTGATCTCTTTATAAAGCCCTTGATGATCTACTTTCATGATCGCGATCTGCTCATTCAATTTAACTTCAAGAGGATCGATTTGGGGTTTAATGACTGTGAGCTCTTCTCTTAACTTTCTTCCCCATTCACTTAATCCACGATCAAAGTGATATGCATGGCTTTTCATAAGCTCTATGCATTTATCATACTTTGTCATCAGCTGAAAGGAAGAGTTTTTTAGAGAATCATATTCTTTCTCACGATCATTACATGATCCCAGGACGCATTGATAAAGAGTGATTAAGCACTCTATCTCAAGCTTATTCTTCTTCTGAATCAGCGTAATCTCATCAAGATGAGCATCGAAAGAAGCCATATCCACGACAAAATCTTCTAGGGCTTTTTCGACGTGGATTTGGATTTCTTTGATTTCTCTTCCTCTTTCAGCTCTTTCTTTTTCGATGAGGCTTCTGAGGCTTTTGATTTCGTCCTTGAGTAGATTAAGAGCGACATTAGTGGCATAGATGAAGTCTTGGTTATTTTTTATCGCTTGCGCCGCTCTTATCTCGTCTTCAGACCTTCTAGTAAGCGTAGACCGATTCAATATATACCGCCCCGCTTGTTGGTGCTGTTGACTGCTTAACGTAAAATTGAGTTCCTACTGCTATAGTGAAATTATCATCCTTTCCAGGCACGATATTAGCTGTTAAGTCCAACAGCTTAAATGATCCCGCCGGAACAATGATTTGCCCAGTAGCATTAGAGCTATCCGTAGAAAAAATCATTATTCCTTGAGTCAAATTTGTGAAGCAGATAATACGAGAATTAAAAGCTATTGGAGATCCCACAGCGGCATAAGTCCCTGAGATGCTTCCGCTAGCTAATGTTCTTAATGTGTCAAAATAAACTTTTTTTGCTGATGACATAGAGCTCCTTGTAAAGCGGCTTTACATTAGTTGATTACTTCCCAAAAGATTGTCGATGTATCTGTGGCTTGAGAAGCTAAGATTGTAAAGCTTGTGCTTACCACTTTTGCAGAAACACATAAGCCTGAAGGAATAACCACAGTTCCAAGAGCTTGGCATGTCAATCTAACTTGAGAAGTTGCAGTGACAGCAGTTGTGTTAACAACGATAGTTCCGCCTGAAAGAGCTACCGTTCCAGCAGATAAAGCTCCAGCAGCGGCTCCGGAAGCAAGAGTTGTATAGTTCTCTTTTCCATGAGTTAAAACTGTGAAAGATCCAGCAGCAGGAGTAGTACCACCAATCGCACCAGGGGCTGCCAATCGAGCTGTAAGGCCTTGAGGCGTCACAGCCTTAGTAGCATTCGTTCCAGTCACAGTTTCAGCGCTAGTGGCCAGGAAAACGATGCCAGCGACGGTTGTAGAAGCAGCTGGTATTGCCAAGACTGCAGTGGCCGGGCTTAAGGCTGAGTTATTGGAAACTCTAGCAGTGGCTTCCGCAACCGTTGCAAAGCGAACGATACCGAATTTATGTGTCGTACCCAGCTGACCGTTGTAGCCGTTAGGTGTTCTTAGATTGATAGTAGCCATTGATCCCTCCCTTGGAATTCAACTTTTTTCTTCACGTTAACACACCGCCCTGTTGGTGTACAGATATGTTTTAGTTGATTTAATGTAGAAATTTAGATAAGCTTTTTGATTTAAAAGGAGTCTGTTATGTTATGGTTTATAGGAGTAGCTGTTTTGATCTATTGGGGAGCTAGTCTTTTGCATTTTATCATTCATGAAGCATAAAAACTATTCATCAACATAGAAATCTATGTCTTCTTGCATAGACTTCATGAAATCATCCATGCTCCCATAATCTTTATAGATTTCTTTTTCGATTTTAGCAAAATCCGCTTGCATATTCTTAAAAGATCCATTAGCTGCGTTCTTCAAAATATCTTTATAAACTGTACGTGATGCAGGATTAGTTAATAAATATCCGCGAATGTTATTTGCCATAGGCTTAGCAGCTAATAGAACGCCTGCTGTTTTAGGCATTTTTGCCAACATGAATCCGGCCAAAGGCCCCCATTCCCCAATCTCAAAAGCATATTTTCCTGACTTGGCTAATTGATTTGTGGCATTAATAGCTCGCTCACCATATTTCGCAATATCTCTAATTTCGTTGACAGCCTGATCACCAAGTTCTCTTCTTACTATAAGACCTTGTTTGGAATTCAAGAGCTGATTAAGTTTTTTTGGATTATAATCCCCGTTAGCGAAAGCTTTAGAAACCATTCCTTCCACTCTATCAAGTTTAGCAACTTCTCCAAAAAGAGAATCAGCAGCCTTCATTGAATTTCTCACATCACTTCCAGCATGAGATTCGATTGTATTTCTTATAGAATTATTCAAAAAAGCATAAGCTCCTCGCACAGCATCTTCTCTTCCGGAGAATTCAGGACGCTTGTAAAGCTGCTTTACATTGGAATTGTAGTTTTTAACTTGCTTAATGAGCTCTTCAGCAGATGCTTCCTTAGGAATTCTTTTATCAGAAGGAGGATTAACCGGCTGACCATTTGGGCCAAGAATTGGATTTTTTACTTTTGGAGGAGCTTTTGAAAGTCGTTGCTTTTCTGTTTGAAGAATGTCGATAGCAGCTCTATCTGCATCGCTTGGTGAAGGAGCATTCTTTTTGATCCTTGCAATCTCAGAGTCAATATCTCCAATAATATCTTGCGTAGAAGCTTTTGTCTTATTTTGTTTAGCTAGATTTATTGATTTATCATAAGCATCATTATATAAAACTTCTAAATCTGCTCCTTGTTGACGAAGTTTTGAAACAGGTAATTTTCCTTCAATCACTTTGTTTATTGCTTCTTCAGAAGACATTCCTAGATTCTTTTGTAAAGCAGCTCTTCTTCCTTCAGTAATTTTAGGTCCCGCCAATTCTGTTGCCTCTTTAGTCAAATATTCCGGAAAAGGAAGTGCATGTTTTGTTGCAGTTTTTTCTAATTCGGCAATTTCTTTTGAAAAGACTTTAGGAGATTTTTTTAGAGCATTAGAAAAACCACTTCCTATATCACCAGTAATTTCAGCTGCTGTTTCATTTGCGCCTGCTGCCTTTAAAGCTTCAGTTGTTCCCACTCCAACAGCTCCAGCCTTTGCTGCTTTTTTTAGAACTTCTTTACCAAATCCTCTTCCTCTCGCTAAAGCAGCAAGCCTAAAGAATTTATTAATTCCTTTTCCAAAAGGGCTTTTTGGCTCTAAACTTAGTCCTGTTTTTTCAGTGAAAGTATCTTCTAAAAGTTCTTGAGTTGGGATAAATTGAGATGTTTTGGCAACTTCTTGAATATATTTAGTTTTATCAAAAGGTTTTCCTTCTTTCTTGAAAGCTTCTTCAAGTTCATCAATATCTGATAAAGCCTCTCCTACCATACCTATCTTTAAGATATCGGCAGGCCATGTATAAGCGCCAGCAGCCCCTAATGCTGGTTGAACTATAAGATCTTTAGCTAAATCCCACCATTCCCATTCTTGCGCCTCTCCGGAATCTTCATATTGATCCATATCAACGACACCATCAGATTCTTCTTCTTCGGATGAGTCTAAAGATTGCTTTGGTTCTTTTTCATCATAGGAATCAAGATCAATCACACCATCATCTTGATCTTCATCTTGGTCAAAAGTAAGCGGTTGCATTAATAAACACTCCAACCTTTAGATTCATATTTTGGAATAAGATCTTTTCTAACAGCTTTGAACTTGCCTTCATCTGTGATCATCAGGGAA